TAGTGTACTTGAACGATAAAACTGTGGAAACTTTAGCAGACGGTGTGGCAACATTTACAAACTTAACAAATGGTACGTATGGTTGTTTGATAGCAAAAGATGGATATGTAACACAAACCGCAAGCGCAGAAGTGAATAACGCAAATGTGTTGGATACTATTACTTTAGTAGCGGTACCTAACTGATATGGAGGGGATAATCCTTGAGAAGTTTTACTTTCGATGTGAAAGACAAAACATACACACTCAGATATAATTTCAACGCCGTTTGCGATTTGGAAGAAGAGGCGGGGTATGGAATACAAACCTTATTTGATCCGAAAAAGGTAGGATTGAATATAATTAGATTGCTCATTTGGGCAGGGTTGAAGTGGCAAGACAGAGGTATTACAAAACAAAGAGCAGGTGAAATACTCAATCTATACATTGAACAGGGTGGGGATTATTCCGAGTTAGTAAATAAGGCAAGTGAACTATTACTAACAAGTGTCACAAACGACAAAATGAAACAGGTGGAAACGGCGGGGGAATAGATGCCCCCTTGTCGTTTTTCGAAGTCGCAAAGAAATGCGAAATCGAAGCGTACAAATTGGGGGCAACACCTAGTGTATTTTGGGAAATGATTCCCGCCGAATTTTTTTGTTGGCAAAGAGCACGTATTGATGCACTGAAGATTGATATTAAAAACAAACAACACTTAACAGGATTGATTTGCGCTACAATCGCAAATTTTGCACCGAGTAAGAAACGCAAAGTCTACAAGATAGAGGATTTCATAGCTAAAGAAAGAAAAAAGAAAACGGGAAAAGAAATGCTCAAAACGGTTGAGAGATTAAATAAATTATTTGGTGGTAAAGACACGAGGGGGTGAAATTTTGGCAGTAGCAGAATTAGAAATATCGATAGATATAGATGAGAAGAGTGCGATCGCAGGTTTGACAAGGTTACAGGATACTTTTGCAAATATGCTAGACAATTTAGGTGCAGGGGTGGATGAACTCAAGAAAAAATGGGATCAGTTTGGGGGAGAAATACCAAAGTTACCAAAAGCACCAGATCCGTTCGAAACTCCCAAGAAAAGTTCGGATGAATTCCAAAAGAAAATGTTGTCTATGGGAACAGCGTTGTCAGCGTCGGGTATGGCAATGACTCAATCTTTAACACAACCTATTACTCAGTTTGGACAAGCGTCGTTCGAAGCATATGGAAATTTTGAAAAAGCATTATCTGGTGTCAAAACAGTTACAGGTGGAACGGCTGAAAGTTTGACACAATTAGAAGCTAAAGCAATGAGTATAGGGTCAACAACAAAATATTCAGCAACCGAAGCAGCTAACGCTATGTATTTCATGGGATCAGCGGGATGGTCAACTGGTGAAATTATGTCTGGTTTGGAAGCAGTCACCACGTTAGCTACAGCAGCAGATGTGGATTTAGCGACAGCATCAGAATTTTGTACAAGTACTATGGCAGCATTTGGACTAACCGCAGATCAGACGTCACAATTCACCGACGTTTTGGCAGTAGCTGCAGCAAAGACAAATACAGACGTAACAGGTATGGGTGCAGCGATGAAATATGTTGCTCCCGTAGCGGGTGCATTGGGATATAGCGTGCAAGATACAGCGCTTGCAATAGGATTAATGTCAAATGCAGGAATCAAGGGTGAGCAAGCTGGTACGTCGTTACGTGCGTCTTTAAGTAGTTTGATTAGTCCGAGTTCCGAGGCAGCGGGAGTGATGCAACAATTAGGGATTAACATGACAGACTCATCGGGTAAAGCGTTACCATTCAATCAGGTTTTAGGCAATTTGAGAACGTCTTTTGGTGGATTATCCGAGGATCAGAAAGTACAAGCCGCAAGCACCTTGTTCGGTCAAGAGGCAATGTCTGGAATGCTTGCGGTTATTAATGCATCTGATGAGGATTTCAACGGGTTACAAACATCATTACAAAATTCCGATGGTGCCGCCAAAGATATGGCTAAAACGATGGGAGACAACGCACCATCAAAAATCGATCAAATGAAAGCTAAAATAAACACACTACAAATAGAATTGGGGGAGAAATTAGCACCCGCAATTGAGGGCGTTTTAACTTTTGTAAGTAATTTGTTAGATTGGTTTAGCAAACTAGACGGGACAACACAAGGATTAGTTTTGATCATTTTGGGTTTAGTTGCAGCAATAGGGCCGGTAGCAGGTATTTTGGGTGGTATTGCTACAATTGCAGGTGTGTTGGCGCCGCTTTTAGCAACCGTCGGGGGTGCATTTGCCGCAATTACAGCCCCAGTTTGGTTGGTTATTGGAGCTATAGCAGCAGCAATAGCGATTGGTATTTTGTTGTGGAAGAATTGGGACACAATCAAAGAATGGTGTGGGAAGTTGTGGTCGTGGATTAAGGAAAAATGGGACGCTATAAAAGATGCGATTGTGAATGCAGTAAGTCGTGCGATTGATTGGGTAAAGTCAATCGATTTATTCCAAATTGGTAAAAACATGATTCAAGGTCTGATAAATGGTGTGGTCAATATGGCAACAGCTATATGGAACGCAATTGTAAATACAGTAAAGGGAGCAATCGATGGAGCAAAGAAGTTTTTAGGTATATCATCACCATCCAAACTCATGATGGACGTCGGAATAAATACAGGTAAAGGTTTGATTATTGGTATCGATGATACTTACGATAATGTCGCTAAAGCATCAAGCGGATTGGGAAAGGCGGTAACGGATGGTTACGGTCAAAATAACAATTATAGTAATAACATGCAGAGTAACGTCACAATCAACGTCCGTTCAGCAGCTGAAGCGGTAAAAGAGATAATGGTGCTAAATAAACAGCTAGCGATGGGATGGTAATATGGAATATTTAAAATATGTAAATGCTATAGGACAGGAAGCAACCTTTTCCGAAAACAGTAAATATTTATGGTTATCCGTTGATGATTTGGGTGCAAACAGTGTATCGTTTCAAACAGTAGCATCACCGTATCAAGACGGAGAGACAGCTATAGGCACACCATATTTTGATGCTAAAATAATATCGTTGAAATTTGCAATTGTTTCTAATACGGTTGTTTCCGATATGAGGTCACTCAATCAAATTCTTAATCCAAAATTAGGTATGGGGCAATTACAATATTTTCGGGATGGTATTACCTATATTTTAGACTCAGTCAAACCGAAAGTATTACCAACCTTACCAGGCGGATCGGAACGTGGTAGTTCTTTTCAAAAATCGTTGGTAATATTTGAAGCATTCAATCCGCTTTATACCGACGTTGATTACACCTCAGCAACGGTTGGATCTGGACAATTATTGTTTAGTTTTGCAGTCAACATTACAGATACTTTTGAATTTGACGTTTTAGATATTCAGGGTGTTATTGTACAAAACACAGGAGACGTTGCAGCACCTATACGAGTACAGGTGGATGGGGAATTTGAAGGGCCATTAAGAATCACCAATATGACCACAGGGGAAAAGATAGTTATTCAATTAGGATTAACAAACGACGAAAGACTTATTATTACAACCGACACAGAGAACACAAATGTTTTAAAAGAGACGATATCAACAAAGGTTTTTGTGTCTGCTTTTAATTATATAGATATCACAGAAACAGAATTTTTTTTGTTGGCACAAGGTAACAATCAAATTTTAATAGAGAGTCAAAATTCTGAAATTGTGGGTGCTATTATTCAATACAAAAACAGATATGTAGGGGTGTAGTAATGAAGTCTTTAAATGTAATGAATTTGGATTTCAACCTATTAGCAATTCTAAACGGTTACAATTCTATAGTTTTAACAAGAGTTTGGAATGAAATGGGCACTATGCATATTGAAATTAATTCAGAAGTTACAAACGCATCATTGATTACATTGAATACTATTGTGTGGTTGGGAAAAGATTTCGACCGTGTCTACATAGTTGAACGTATTGAAGAAGTTTTTGAAAATGGAATAATAGTACGCAAAATTGACTGTTTAGCAATTGAATCCTTATTACGAGATTATATTACAATACCACCGACAGGGGATGAAAGAGATACTATAACAGGGACAAGGGAGCAGATTGTACGTGGATGGGTAGACAATAATACCATCAATCCAGAAGATGCAAATAGAGTGCAGTATGAAATTGCATTAGGGACTTATAACGGATATGGCACAACAATTACAGAAGGAAGCAGATACAAGAATTTAGCCGAAGAAATTAAGCGAGTTTTATTACCAGAAAGTTTAAGTTGGAAACTAATACTTGACGTGCTAAATTCCACTTTTGTTTTTAATGTTTATGAAGCAGTGGATAAGAGTTATGGTAGTTTGACACCAGAATCTAAAATACTTTTTGGATCTGAATATGGAAACATATCTACATATACCCGTGTTGTGGATAATTTAAGCGAAAAAACGTATGTTTATGCAGGTGGTCAAGGTGAAGGAATAGCAAGAACAATTGTAGAGGTGGCGGCAACAGGAGACAGACGGAAAGAATTATTTGTTGATGCACGAGATATATCAGACACAGGAGAGTTACAAGAAAGAGCTTTACAAAATTTGTCCGACAATCAAGTGATTGATAATTTTGAATTTGAAGTTATCGAAAGACAATACACGTACGGGACAGATTATGATTTGGGTGATATTGTCACAATCGTTATAGATAAAAATACATATTACGATAAACAAATCATCAAGATTACAGAAATTCACGAACGTAATAAAATTCAAGTGATACCAGAATTTGGTAGCACAACACAAGGATTAAGCGATAAATTAAAAAAATTCGTTTCACGACTAAGTGTTGTAGAAACGGTGTGAGGTATAAATGGCAAATATCAACGATTATGGATTTCCATTCACGTCTGTTGCAGGCGACCGACAGTATGGATCAGATGATTGGCGTACATATTTTGATGCTTTAGGGGACAGTGGTGTGGTTGATGATGTTCAGAATGAGTTAGCAGTTGCTGAATCCACAGTACCAGCAAGGAGTGTGCAAATAGCTACTGGTGCAGTATGTATTAAAGGTGCTTTAATATATGCGGATTCCATTTCAACTCTCACTTTTACAACCAATACATCAGGTAGTACAAGAATTGACCGAGTCGTGGCAAGACTGAATTATGACGACAGAAAAATAGAGTTTGCAGTTTTGCAGGGTACACCGTCAGGGTCGCCAGTCGCCCCAAGTTTGACACAAAATACAACGTATTGGGAATTATCTTTAGCAAAAGTAACATTAGCAAATGGGTACACAACAATTACAAATGCTAATATCACAGACGAACGTTCGGATGATACGGTATGCGGATATACTACATTCAGAGCGTTGAATAAAGTAGACAAAATAGTAACAGGAACGAACGCTAAAACTTATTCTTACACTCATACGCAAACCTCAGGTTCGACAGCGACACAAGGGTCGGTCTTAATCGAGACAACACCAAGTGAGAGTAGTGCAAATTTAATTACCAGTGGGGCAGTATATCCAAAACTAGATAAGATAACAAGTGGAACGAACGCTAAAACGTACGCTTATACAAGAACTCAGACCAGCGGGACTACAGCAACACAGGATTCAATACAAGTAGATACAGCGGTTACTGAAAACAGCGGGAATTTAGTTACAAGTGGTGGAGTTTATACCGCTTTATCTTCTTTGGGTTCAACTATATATTTAAAAGAAACGTTCGATTCTATACTAAGTGAACAGTTAGTCAGATTAATTGACGATAAAGTTTATAGTCGGTATGGAGTAGGCAGTGAAACGCAATTTGCTACATCCGCCTTGCTTTATTCTAGACTTTGCCAAATTTCAACAGATAAATTTATATTAGTTTATACAGAGAATGCAACATTCAATTTAGGTAGAGCAGTTGTAGTATCAGTTTCAGGAACTACGGCAACTTTGGGAACACCAGTCTCTTTTAGTTCAACAAGTGCAGATTATTTATCTATAGCAAAATTAGATACCGATAAGGCTATTGTATGTTATAGGGAAAATAATACAGGTGTAGCTAATGTTTTATCAGTTTCAGGCACTACAATTTCAGTAGGTTCTCAAAAAACTTATGAAACAGGGGATTGTTTTTATCATTCAGTTTGTCAAATAGGAACTAATAAGGTTTTGGTAGCTTATAGAGATTCTGGAAACAGTGGTTATGGTACGGCTTGTGCTATGAGCGTTTCTGGAACTACGATTACAGCGGGAACACCAGTAGTTTTCGCAAGTACTTCTTGTTCGGATATTGCAGTAGCTAATTTGAATACCGATAAGGCTATAGTTGTTTATACTGGTACAAATAGTTATGCTAATGCTTGTGCTATGACTGTTTCAACTTTAACTATTACAGCTGGCACACCTCTTGTTTTTAAATCAACATTGACTACATATAAGTCTATTGTTCAAGTAACAACAGATAAGGTTCTTGTTTGTTATTCTCTTGGGATTACAGGGACGGCTATAGTTTTAACAGTATCAAGTACAACGGTGTCAGCGGGATCAGAAGTAGCATTCACGACAAATTGGGTAACTTATACAGCCGTTGCCCCTTATGACGCCACAAACAGTAAATATATGGTGTTATATACGGATGTGACAAACAATTATTATGGTACGTCTTGTGTCTTGACTTTAACAGGAAGCACAACATTTTATGCCGATACTCCAATTGTATTTAATGCGAGTAACACATCAAAAAACACAATAGAACAAATAGACACACGCAAAATGCTATTTGCATATGGAGAGTCGTCGCCTGCCTGGGGTTCAATTTCTCTTTATTCTCAATTGGCAGCAACTGGATATGCATTCAGCGCACAATTCAATTCAAACAGCATATCAGGTAGATCCGATAATATTAATGTTGTGCCTTATATACCATTAACTTAAGGAGATTTACTATGTCTAAATT